GTTGTAGATGCGAAGGGTGTAGGCAAGCAGTAGCAAACTACCGCAAAGCCAAAGCCCAAGCAGAAGCACTAGCAGAAGCAGAGCAGGTAAGAAGCCGAAGCCGTAAGGCAAAGCAGAAGCATCAGCAGAAGCACAAGCAAGGGAGTTTCATCAACAATATGAGCCACATGCCTCGTGATGTATGGAGAACAACTTGGAACAAAGCAATAGCCAAGTCCGCAATCGGCTGGTCGCCTAGAACTCATGATTTACGACATGCAAACGCTACGCAGTTGTTAAAGAACGGCATAGATGTCCATGAAGTAAAAGAGCGATTAGGACACCAATCGATCAAGACGACAGAGCGGTATTTACACCGCCTTCGTTCACACCAGTCAAAGGCATCTGAAAGTGCCAACGACTATTTGGAGTGATGATGAAAACAAACGCAAGAATAAGAGCCGAGCAGATGCCAAAGGCAATAGCCAAAGCATCAGCAAAAGCCCAAGCAAGACTAAAGGCTTTAATACTTGGTGGGTCAATTTCGACCTTAGCCGTAGCATTTGGAGTAGCAACTACATCAGATGCCATAGCACCAACAAGAGCCGAAGCACTAATAGTTAGCGAAACAACAAACGAAGCAACCTTGAAGAAGTATGAAAATACTCATAAGTTAACCGATCTTGAATTGGTTGAGTTGCTTCATGCCGTAGGCTTTACAGGCACAGACCTGAAAGAAGCATGGGCAGTTGCTAAGAAAGAAAGTAATGGGCGACCCCTCGCTCACAATCCTAATACAAACACAGGTGATAACTCGTGGGGCATGTTTCAAATAAACATGATCGGAGAGTTAGGCAAAGATCGTAGAGAAAAATTTGGTTTAGAAAATAATGCCGAATTGCTCAACCCTGTGGTCAATGCAAAGATCGCTTACTACATGAGTAGAGGCGGTGAAGATTGGAGTTCTTGGCATGGACTTACTCCAAAGACTAAGCAGTTGATGGAACAGTTCCCAGCGAAAAACGCAAAGCAATAGCAGAAGCCATAGCAGAAGCATAAGCAAGCAAAGCAATAGGAGAAGCCCCATCAGAGATGGTGGGGCTATCTTAGAACCAACTTACCTGGCAGCCAGGAGACGTTATAAAAGGAGAAACAAATGGATCACAAATTATTTTGGGAAAATGTTTGGTCTTTTCAACATTTTTATAAAAATAAAAATAATTCAAAAGAATTGCCTTGGGACATATATAAACATGATCCAGCATTGGAATTAGTATTACAAAATATACCTATACAAGATAAAGCAAATGCCCTTGATATAGGTTGTGGGTTAGGGTATGACAGTGCTTTTTTAGCAAAAAAAGGATATTCCGTAGTTGGATTAGATATTTCTGAAAAAGCAATTAATCTTGCAGAACAAACAAATTTAACAAAAAACACAAAATATGTAGTTTCAGATATTTTTAATTTTACTAATTTAGAAAAATTTGATGTTATTTACGATAGAGGGTGTCTTCATAATAATACAGAACTATTAACAGATTATTTTAAGAAAATAAAAACTCTTATTAAAGATACTGGAGATTTAATAATTATTACAGGCAACGCAAATCACTATAAAAATAATAAACAATTTACAAAACCTGAACCTATGAAAATCTCTCAAATTGAAAACTATTCGGAAGAATTTTTTAATATAATTCTTGTTAAAGAAATTGAATTTTTATTGAATAATAATTATGAAAACACATCTGGATGGTTATTTTGGTTAAAACCAAAAGAAAATTTATTTTCATCTGTTTTTGAAAAAACTTTGCTATGAATAATAAACAATTTATAGATCGCTATGACGACTTAAATCAAGGTTATATAAAGCACAAGCAAACTCAATACAAACATTACAAAGAACCTAATTTGCCTTATAGTGAAGAATTATTTTGGAATAAGTTAGTTCATTTAGGTTGGAGAAAAGATTACACAACAACAGAGTGTTTAGTATTAGTTTGCTCTGTGTGTGAAGTAGCCATAACAAAGGTAGTTCTTAAACATAATGTAGATATTAAACCTTTATTAAATGTTGAAGATAAAGTACAACTTCACAAAGCAGCATATTGCAAAGCAACAGCAGAGCAGAGCAAAGCATAAGCAAAAGGCAAAGCAATAGCAGAAAACTATTGATTATCTTTAATTAGCCTAACTTCGCAGGCATCGGTTGTACAGTAAGCCTCACCAATAGCGTCAGCAGCCATACCAGCATAAACTCCTGACAAATCAATTGGAAATAATTTCATAGTTCCTTCTGATTCATACTCTTCGGCAGTAATTTGAGTGTAAGGCATTTGAGGATAGGTAGCATTACCAGAAGGTAAGAAGGAAACAGTTTTAAGTTGACCATCATACATATGCAAAGCCGTACCAATAGCCGAGGCTTCGGTCTCAGGATTAAAACTGATAGTTACACTTACAGAGTTGTCTGACCAATAACGTTGTGCAGTTGCAGCAAGAGCCATCTTTTCGTAAATGCTTACGTCTTTTTCAGAACGTCTAGCATTAGATTTGATTGGGAAAAAGACAACAGAGGTAGTTTCTGGAGATTCACTTGCTGGTTCTACTCTGTAGTTAGCCATCTTAAACAAAGGCAACATTGGATCAGAGTTTGCAAAACGAATAGCACGATTAAAGTACTCGCCTCCTACAGTCCAATGAACGCCAGGTGATTCACCTGCCAAGATGCTAACTGTTCCACTTGGCTTTACGGTAGTCATCTTGATTGACTCACGGATACCAAGCCACTCTGAGTAGGTAGTGTCGTAGGTCTTAATTACCTTATATCCTTCATCCATCCACTGACGGAGTATTGGTAATCCTTTCCTATCTGCAAAGTTAGCCACTCCTGAAACAGAAGTTCCAATGCGCCGATTTCTTTGCATTATGGCGTTTGTTTCTTCCCAGTGTGTAGGTATGAGAGTTACGGTCTTTGCATATAGGTAAGCAAACTTTAAGGTTCTTTTAAAGTCCTCCATATCTTCGTGACGGTTTAAGTAAGTTTCTACTAAGGTACAGCACTCAAAGGACTCAAGAGATTGTTCTGCACATGGGTTGTATCCTGCGATGCGCCAATCTTTATTATTAATTGGATCAATAAGACGGCCATATTGTTTTGAGATATCCATCCAGACAACTCCTGGCTCTCCGTTACGAGCAATGCCATCAATAATGTTATCTAAATTATCTCCAACATTTACCGATACAGAGTTGTTGGACATCCAAGCCCAACCTGGTTTATTTGGGTCGTAAGAGTTTCTTTCTGGAAATTTTTCTGCATTCTTTAAATTTAAAAAGTCCTCATCATCAATTCGACCAATAAGTAACTCAGCAGACCGCCGAACATTACCAGATACAACACAAACCCCAATAAGGTTCCCAATATCAGCAATATCAATGCGGGTAAGTTTCTCACCAGCACGTTCTTTGAAGATTCCATCGATGTAATTATGTAACTTAATGAGCGGTTCTGGACCTGCTGCTGTTCCACCAAATGTCTTGATAGGTTCACCTGCCTTGCGAATTTCTTCATAATCGAACCTAGGACGTTTTGAGTCTGATCGTAGGTAAGAGTTAATAAGCGTGGCCGTTGACTCGACCCAGCCTTCTCTGGTATCTGGAATGACATATATTTCCCCCTCTTGCGGTTTGTAAATCGTAAAGTCTTTGTCGGCACCCTTATCGTCGAACCCAACTCCAACACCAAGCATACTAGCCTCCATTAAAAACGCAAAAGGCTTTGCTGGATCGGTCTTAGTCATTGAGCCAGTTGATACAAACGCACAGTTTTGTAAGGCTGCTGAGTTTCGTTTTTCATTTACAAGCGGAGTACCCATAACCCAAAGACCCCTACCTGGTGGTGTCCACTTTAAGTTCCACAAACGGTCGAAAGCCTCTTTGGCTGAGGCGGCTGCTTTAGCGTCTGACCAAGGTAAGCGGTTTGTTTTAGCGTGGTCTTTTTGTAAAGAATACATACCGTTGATTACTCTCTCACAGACGTCAACCCAAGTTTCTTTAGTACCATCTGCTTTAAGTCGTGAATAGGTCCTAAGAAAAGTTATTTCACCAACGGAATTACCAGCGGCATCTTGATATCCAAAGGGAGCCTTTAAACTCTTGTATGGTGTAACAAACTCTTCGGCTAACTTAAAAGAAAACATATCGGTAAACCCCCACTATTTCTATTTAGATGCAAATACCCCTCGATGGGAATGCGTATTGTGACGGGTCTTAACCTATCACACACTTGTTAACTTGGTTGAGTACTTACCTCATATAAAAAAGGCTAAATTGCCCTCCACTATGATCCACTGTTCTCCACTTGCTATTATCAGATAACTACTCTTCAATAGATTGTTGAATAATCTTTGTGACTGTATCTTCTTTTAAAGCGTCAGGTAACTCTCGAAGAGCCTGTGCTCTATCACCAAATATTGCAGAAAGAACTCCACCAGAACTTTGACGCTCTGCGGTAATGCGAACAAATTCTCTGTTTTCTTCTAACTCTTTTAAATTACCAACAAGTTTAAACAGCCGATCAATTTCTTGAGATACATTGGGATCAGCATATCCGCCATTCATCTCTTCTGCAAAACGCATAAAAGCCACTCTTTGGCCTTGCATTTCAATGATTGCGTTCAGTAAAGCCTTAAGTTGATCTTTAGTCTTTACTTCAACAGGAAGATTGAAAGCACAACTGTTGTCAGGCTTGAAAGCAGGACAGTTTGAAGCAACAAAGCAAGTATTGCATTGACGAAGTGATGAATGTTGATTATTAATAATTGGGACATCTTTAAGAACATCCTTTCCATCTTCATCAGTTTCAACTATTGTCTTCATTTTATATCCAAAGACAGGTAAATTTTGA